GTGCCGCGTTCCTGCCGGTCCGGGGACCAGGGAGCAAGCCTTGTCGTAACGCTGCCCGTGACCGATCTTCTAACCATGTGGCGGGAACCGTACCTTGAGACATGCTGCCGGTCGGCGCTGCATCGCGTGATTCTTGCAGGCGCGGCCGGCCGGCCGCCTGCCGGCAAGGACGCGCCATGCCTGGCGCGACTAACGCAGATGGGTTTTGTTACCAGTCGCGCGGACGGCAGGTATGAGACAACAATGGCAGGGGCCGAGCGGCATGCGCAGGAAATCCTGCGCCGCCGCCCGCTGACCGTCGTGTCCTCAACTTAACGGTGCGATCCGAACCGGGTTGGTTTGCGACAGCACAGTCAGCAGTCGCCCGCCATACGGCGCCGAGACCATGACGATGTCGCCGGCCGTCAGCATATCCGCGGCTCCATTGAAGAAGCCGGGCGCCGCTAGGGTTTTTTGGTCCTCGCCGACGGCCTTGTAGTGCCACAGCGTGAAGCCATTGGCGTAGGCGAGGACGGACAGATTGCGGGCGGCGAAGGCCATGGGAACGATCCTTTCAAACAAAAAAAGGCCGCTCCCGGATGGGAGCGGCCCGAACAGCAGCGGTGGGCGGACTCCGCCCGTCGACACCCGGAAACTATTGCACCGGGCCGTGGCCGGTCAATGCTTTTTTTCCTATTTTATGCATTACGCGATGATCCCTTTGGCGCGGAGGACCGGCCCCAAGCGGTCCATTGCCTCGTCCCATAGCCGAACCTCGGCGCGTGGTGTGCGGGCCCGGTCCGGCGCCATCTGGCGCTCGCCCCACCGACGCAAGACCCGGGCATGGTGGCCGTCTATGTTGCAGTTGCGGTAAAGTCGGTCCAAGCACCGCAGGACGTCATCTGGTTCACAGGGTCGCACGACTTGAAAGCCATGGCTGTGCGATCCCGTATGACGGGCGCGCAGGGCGCCGATGGTCCAGAACCAGGCATCCTGTGCGGAGGGAAAGGGCGTCTGCCAAGGCGTGGCAGGCTTCGCGGTGGCATTGGCAACTGACATGACAGCAACCTTGGGTTGTTCCATACATAAGATGAACAACCTATAGCTACCGCAATGGACCGGCAAGCCGCTTCAGGTGAAAAATCCTATTGGCTGTGGCAAAAATTCCGCTCAGATTGGTGCTGGACATTGAGCACAATGGGTGACGGGCGGTGAAGCACGAGGATGTTTGGCGCGCACTCGACGCGCTAGCGGCGGAGGCCGGCATGTCGCCCTCGGGCCTGGCGCGTCGGGCCGGCCTCGACCCGACGACCTTCAATCCGTCCAAACGGCGAATGCCGGACGGGCGAAACCGCTGGCCAAGCACCGAGAGCCTGGCCAAGGCGCTCGACGCGGCGGGAGCCAGTTTGGCATCGTTCGCGCATCTGGTAGCGGGTGGGGGAAGTTTGCCACCGGGCCGGTCACCGGCGCGCAGTATTCCGCTCATCGGCATGGCACAGGCCGGCGGCGACGGATTCTTTGACGATGGAGGCTACCCGGTAGGCGCCGGCTGGGACGAGGTGAGCCTGCCGGAAGTGGGCGACCCGCATGCCTACGCGCTGGAAATTTCGGGTGATTCGATGGAGCCGGTCTATCGTGACGGCGACATGGTGATCGTCGCGCCGGGCGCTCCGGTTCGCCGCGGCGACCGCGTCGTCGTTCGAACCATGCGCGGCGAGGTTATGGCAAAACAACTCGCCCGACGCTCGGCCCGGCGTATCGAACTGCGCAGCCTGAACCCGGAGCACCCGGACTATAGTTTCGATCTTGCCGAGGTTGCGTGGCTGCACCGCATCATCTGGGCTAGTCAGTAGCGCCAGTCTCGGCCCTCGCTGGGAGCAGCATGGCACGAACGAGCAGCCATGTCTCGCGCGTGACATAAACGACGAAACACAGGAGATCGACGGCAAAGAGAAAATACTCGGTAATCTTGATGGCGGTGATGATGACGTGCGGCATGCCGACATTGGCGAGCAGTTTGGTATAGTAATCCAGCAATGCTGCCGCACCGCCGATTAAGGCGAATAACGCGACTGCTACCACAACGTGGAAAGCGAATCCGGCCACGAGTTTCAAATCATGCATCCGGTGACGCCCCTGCCCCAGCCAACGAAAGCTCGCGTCCCATGCGGACGCCGCGTGCCTCTCGACCAAACCCGACCAGCACGGCAATGACGACCGCCACCGCCCCGACGACCAAAGCCAGCGGCCAGTTGAGGTTCCTGTTAAAATAAGCATCGGCCAGTCCGCTTTGGATCGGCACGTTAGCGGAGGCCATAAGGTTGCCGAGCGTATAGGTTAGACCGGGAAAAGTACCGCGAACATCAGGTGGTGAGAGCTCGTTCAAATGTGCCGGGATCACCCCCCAAGCGCCTTGAACAAAAAGTTGCATGGCAAACGCGCTGGCGCCAATGGTCAGGGGATCGGTTGCAAACGCCCAAAACGGTATTACCGGCAGCGCCAGCAGGGCGGCGGCAACGATGGTCACCCGTCGACCAACGCGCTGCGAGAGCGCTGCGCACGAGACGCCGCCAATAATGGCCGCGACATTCATCGCAGTCAGTATGATTGTGGTTGTCCCGAGCGGCAGGTGATGCTCGACGGACAGGAATGACTTATAGAGATCTTGGGTGCCGTGGCTAAAAAAGTTGAATGCCGTCATCATTGCCACGGCATACGCCGCGAGACCGCGGTGTTGCCACATTACGTTCAACAGATCGGCGATTGAATGTCGTCGTGTTGTTGTCACCCGCGCCTGCCAATCGGGGCTTTCCGGCACATTGCTGCGGATGTAGAAAACCAACAGTGCCGGCAACGCCCCAAGCATGAACAAGCCGCGCCAACCGACCGCCCCGACGGCCGCCCAATTCAATAGGCTGGCAAGAAGATACCCGCTCGGATAGCCAGCTTGCAGCAAACCTGACACCGTGCCGCGCCAGTTGGCCGGAATGCTCTCCATCGTAAGCGACGCGCCGATACCCCATTCACCGCCCATGGCAAGACCGAATAGTCCACGGATGATCAGAAACGAGGCGAGCGTCGGTGCCAAACCCGACGCGAACTCAAGAAACGAATAGAGGAGGACGCTGGCCATGAGGGTGGGCCGGCGGCCGAAGCGATCAGCAAGAAGGCCGAAGATGAAAGCGCCGAGCGGGCGCATAGCCAGCGTCGCCGTGATGGCCCAGCCTAACGTCGTGCGGTTGGTATGGAATGACGCCGCGGCGTCATCCAGAGTGATGACCATGATGAAGTAGTCGAGAGCGTCAAGGGTCCAGCCTAGATAACAGGCGGCCGCCACATGTCGCTGTTGCTGTGTGACCCTGGCCACCGACTAACGCCCCACGAAACTCCCGGCGGCAGCTATCCGCCCACTGGTCCCGGCGTCAATGGTGCCGCATCCCGACTCTTGCCGTGCCGCGCGTCGCACGCCGGCAACGCCAGGCCAACGTCAGACAACTATCGGTCGACGTTGCCAACGCCAGCCATCGCCGTAATGCTGCGGCACCGGACGAATGTCCGGCAGTCGTTTGTTTACTAGCCGTTGCTGCCGCCGTGCGGCTCAGTCACTAACTCTTGCCGCTCCCATTAGGAACCTGCAACTTGTTAACCAGGGCTTGAGTCAGCGCCTGCACATCATTCTTTGCTCCAGCATTATCAGGCAGCGCAATCGCCACCACCGCGCCGGCCAAAAGCGGCGCGGCCTGCGCCCAGGTCGCTTGATGCAGCAGGATGGCCGAAAACGTGCCGAAAAAGGTCGCAATTCCAGCGACGCTGGTTGGTTGCTTCAACCACGCAAGCAATGTTTTCATGTGATTTCTCTCGACTGTGAAAGCCCAATTCCTCAGGGCACCGTGAACATTGATGGCCTGATGAGCCCAACATTAATGATCTTCTGATGCATTGCAGCTGACGGGTGAACCCCGTCGATTGTTGCCGCTACGCCCGCACCAAGATCGACTCGCCATTTGCTCGACCCGCCAGGATCTTCCATCTCCTTGGCGACATCGATCAAACCATAGCATCCGAATGATGCACGCATTGCAGGATTCCGCAAATCCGCGTTTAGGGATTCCCGCTCAGTCTCATCCGGCCAAATCAAGGTCTGATTGGCCAGCGTCACCCATTCATCGGTGCTGCTTGTCGAGGGTGCAGCCGTGAAGCACCATACGCGCTTGCCCGCGGCATTGTATCGCGCCGCGATCGTCGTAATATATTGCTCCACCGTGGCATGGTTGGTATGAGTCTCAAAGATGTCATTGCGATCCAATTCCATCAGCACATCGGTGATACCAGTGTCGGTGGCTAGCGCCAGCTGCCCGTTGCCTTGCGTTGCCTCTTCTCCCGCATTCGTCGAGCCACGCGCCGCAGTGACAAAAGGCACGTTGTTCATCAGGCTGCGCTGTATGTAACCCTGAAACCACTCGGTGCTGGCACTTGGGACATCGCCGGTGCCCGTTGCGATCGAGTCGCCCAGGATCAGCACGGCGGCGGGCGGCAATTGTCCGACCGTCGGTGTCACCAGCGCCAACACCGTCACCGGGCACCAGAAGCCCCCACCGGAGTTCGTCTGATTGGTCGGGTCCAAGGTGTGGTCCACCAAGCTGGTTGACCGGTTGCTCCATTCGTAATTCTGTGAGGACTGGACGCGATATGAGCCCGGCATGTCCGCGATTTGCATGCCGACGCCGCTCATCGTCGCCGCCGTTCGGACAAAAAAATTCGTGCTGGGTGGAATTTCGATGGTCACCGGGTCCGAGGTGACAACATCATGGGCGGGCGCGATTACCGTGCCTACGCGGCCACCCCACCGCACAGGCGCAATCTGACCGGTAAATTGCACCGGTAAACCGCCAACCGCGTCGGCGGCGGTAGTCGGCGTGCTAAGATTGATCGTAGTTGTGTTGGGTGTATTTCCGGTACCAGGCGTGAACTGATTCGCGACCGAGGTGACATATGTGCCCGCCGCAAAATATGTACTCCCGCCGGGGCCGGCAACATATTGACCCGCGCTTACAGAATTGCATCCAGAAACAGTTGATGGCGAGCAATTAATCGCGGATGCGCCCAGTTGAAATGCATTCGTCAGCACAACATTCTGCGGCGCAGTCGGCACGAAGAAGCTTGCATTCGCAATCGTCGCAATGACCGGCCGATCAACCTCACCCTGTTGCGGCATGTCAAAGGCCGCATAAACCAGCTTAAGCGCTGTTATGGTGCCCCAGGACGGCGACACGCACATGACCTGGTCCATCACGGCAGTGCTACTGGCATCATACCAAGCGCCCGACCCATTCACGCCCCGACGACCGCAAATCGGCACCCACACCGGACGTCCACCGAGCGCCCTCAGACTGCGCTGTGGCGAATTCACAGTGGCCTGCGCGGAGCTCGCACCGCCAAGCACCACAGCGACGATTACGGCTACTAAGTTGCGAGAACTAGGCCCTACCATCAACCTAACCCTCCCACGCAGCAATGGTCGCAGCCACGGGAGAATAGACGGTAATGGCGCCACGATTGACATACTGGCCACTTTCATAGAGCGTACCCGGCGCTAAATAAACGCAGTCGGGCAGATTGGGTCCTGCAGTGCCACCAAGAAAATTTACCCAAATGGCGTTCGTCTGCGGCGCTTGAAACGCCAAATATTGCCGGCCTGGGTTAGCCAGGAATAACGTCACATTATTCGCCGCCACCTCTGGACCCGTGATGGAAATCGTCCGAGATACCGGCTGTCCTCCCACGGGCAACGACTGAATGCCCGTCCCCAGCAACACGTTCAGTCCCTTCAGGAGAGAAACCAACGACGCCGGCCCACTCCCATAGACCGGATCACTCTGCGTGCCGACGGCCTGTGCCATTGCCTGTTGCGTGGATATTTCGACGCCTTGGTTGGCGGCGGTAGCCGCGCCAACTGGGGGCGTCACTACCAGCGGCTGCGCGGCAGTGCCGCAAGGAACCGCGGTGCCCACACTGGTGGCACAGTGTATTGTAACGCCTGATGCGCGACTCACGCCGTCAGGCAAAATGTACGAATTACCGGCGAGGGCGGGTCCCGCTGCAAGCACAGTTATAGCGATCGCGGCGGATTTCGCTCGTCGCATAAACACCTCCTCAAGAACACATCTTATGAGCGTTGCCCTGTGGTCAGCCTGCAAACGCTGCGCAATAACTCAAACTTACCACGCTATTGCTTTAGATAATAATGCACAATCAACCAACGATATACTGGGGCCGCCAACCAAATGGCCGCACTTCCAAATAATCCAAATCCTAGAATAAGCCCAGCTGCCCGGGACCGTAGCGCGACTATCTCGGCGACGGGCCGCTGTAACGCCTGGACGGCATGAACGAGTTGGTCGATCGAACGCGTACTTTCCACCGCTCCAGATCGAACACCATCGAGATCATTTTGCATTACGCAAATAACGCATTCAAGCTTTTCTTCAAGGCAACGCTGGTCCTGACGGACGACTGCCAGGTCCGATCGCAACAGGTCGTGCAATTTGTCCATCTGCGCATGCCGAACCTCAATCGCGTCGGACAATGCACGCAGGCCTTGCAGAACCTCACCCATCTGTTGGTACAGCGTGTTAAGGTCTTCCATCGTCATGCGCTCGGCTCCTTACGCACATGACCGCCACCCGTGTCTGAGAGGACGACAAACAGTTTTCTGCGCACGGCGGCCAATGTTCCTGATTAAGCGATCGACATCACACCATTATCGTTCCAAAGCTGCCCAGACCCGACGGCAGGCTTGCTGGTCGGCAAATTTGCAACGAAAAGACCATTACTGGGCGAAAGCCACAAGGCGCCCTTCGGCTGGATACCGACGCCCCCGGCATTCGTTGTAATAAGGCTCAAATTGCCAGAGGTCGCATTTTGAAGTTCGATCCAATTTTCTGATCCAGGAATATTCAGCAGCGAAAGAAGATTTCCACTGCCGCTCGCTCCCCCGGACGCATCAAAATACAGGGCACCACCTTTGGTTTGAATAACACCATTGATGGTGCCATCGCCACCGTCAAAGGCGATCGTTGGTGGATTAGTGTGTGTTGCAGCCTGATGTCGAACATAATTTGTCGCATTTAAGACTGCGTTAATCCGATAAAGTATGGATCCATCGGCTGCAGCGAAAATATGATCTTTCGTGTTCGCCAGCCCGGCCGGCGCCGAACTGGTCGCCGGACTTTGAAACGTCAGGTAGTTGCCGACCGCTGACGATGAATTATCGATGAATGCTGTCGATAGCGGCACATTGCTCGTGTTTATGCCAAAAGTCGTCAGGCCGACCGTTCCGTTTGAGTTGTTGATTTTTATGATAGTCGCCATATTCGCAAACTGGCATGCCCCAACTGTATTGTTAGACGAGTTAAATGTACTAACGAAACTAATGCCGATGTCCTGCGAATTACCACCCGATGGGCCGCCATTAAAATTGCAACCAACGATATAGAAATCGGAGCAGCTGGTCAAATTGAATAGTATTTGTTGATCGTTGGGCCCTCCATCGCGCGAGATATCAGTACCAATAAACCAACCGCCCGCTACGTTCGATGCTTGGACCGCTCCAAGATTTATATTGATTTCGCCATTCGTAACCCATAAGCCGAGTAACATCAATTTGCCTGCGGTATACCCAGGCCACGTCGTAATATCCGTTTGCGTAAACAGGTAGTCAACACCTACAACCAGTGGATTAGTAAAATAAATCCCCTCACAATACCCCGTCTGCAGGACAACGGCATTGCCATAATAAGCCTGAATTCCAGCGATCCTCGTATCGAACGAACGGTTAAGCTCAATTACGGCAGAGTTCGACGCCCCGGCCACGGCAGGCGGACCAAACCAACTGACGTCATTTATTTGAACGCTCCAGCAATTATTTAGAATGAACCCTCGTAGAAACGTCTGCGGAAACGGCGAAGTGCCGTTGGCAGAATTCGGATAGCCAAAGCATTCAATGTCGCTAATATGAGCTGATACATATCCAAACGATGTTGCACTCGGGTAGGTCAGCCGAGCAACAGCAGCTGTTTGTCCCGAATTATTTTCTGCATACGCAGAAAAATCCCTGATTATAATTTTATCGAACAGGTTTGATTGAGAAAAGTCAAACGCGATTGACGTATGTTGAATATGCAGCCTGGTCTGACCCTTGCCAGCGCCTCGCAATACCAATGGTTTATTGGTCCATACCAACGAGCTCGCCAGACTATAATCCCCCGCGGGGATGAATATCTCGCCTCCGGTCGCTGGCAATGCCGCAAACGCTGCATTGAACGCAGCGGTACAGTCACTGCCATCGTTGAGCGCACCGAAATCAACGACATTCAATATGTCCGTGGCCTTCGCCAGGAGAGTACGGCTTGGTGCCGAATCCGATACGGCCACTGTTCCGAGCGTGACAGCTCCAACTGTTGGTGCCGTAATCTCGCCTTGCGAATTTAAGGACACGTACCCGCCTGAAGGAATTTTGGCAGCCAACGCTGACAGATTTGCTTCGGTAGTGGTAAGTCCTGTCGTGAGCGACGAGATTTCAGCCGTAACACCAGGATCGGTGGTAGCAGAAATTGTCCCGCCGTTGGCAATTGCTATATTGCTCCCGGCGCTAAACAAGCCCTGAAGCGCGGCTAGCGGCAGCCGCTGGGGTATTCCGTTTGCATTTATAATGGCCTGAGTCGCTAGATCCAAGCCGGGCGAGAGTGCAAATTCCGCATGATCAGCGCCGTTAGCTTGGACGGTGCCGGATTGCATTGCGAGGCCAATGCCCACCTGCACCGCCTCCGGCCCTCCGGGGCCAAGTGACACGCGGCCTACGAGGCTGGCACTGGGGATCTCGATAGCAGGTTGCGTTCCAGCCAGCAATTCAGCAACCGTTACTGATCTAGTAATTCCTGCTTGGCTTACTGGCAGCTCGTCCTGGGCGCCCGAAGATGTTGCTAGCGGCAGCTGTGGAATGGTCGGCATCAAGCAACCTCATCAATTTTAACGGAACGTAGACGTAGGCGATATTTTCGATTAAGCTCAATAGTTACAAGCCTCTGCCAAAACGTCCGCGTTGCAGCGCTATGCAATAGCCGCCCAGCCATTCGCGTCGGTACCGGTTTGTTTGATCCAAAGCGTATTCCCAGGCCCACCATTTAGATTCCGGAAATCCGATCCTGGCGGGGCTGCAACTGCACCGGTTGGCGCGCCTCTTCCGACCGTCGACGTGCAACCCGTCGGTTCCGCCGCACTAGCGATTTGTAATACGCCACCAACGCTCGGTCGCAATATTATATCACCGCCTGCAGCACTTTGAATTACGGCACCACCGTCACCGGTCGGCATGATGTAATCGGTTGCAGGGAACGAAACCGCTCTCCACCCGCCAAATGCACCTTCCATCTCAATCAAGCCAATCGCCGGAACAGTCGCAATGAAATTTGTCCAATTCGCCTGCGGCGGCGACGCGCCGGACAAACTAAACTGCACGCTACAATTACAATGTAGCCGCAAACGCCGTCCGGTCACCACCGGCAGTCCGACGTAAGCTGTCGCCGAAGCACCAACACCATCGCCAGTGATGGCAACGGCAGCACCGGTGCCGATCGGGCCATAACCCGAACCCGGATTCACTATGACGATCCAAAGCAGTGCGCCATCACTTATAATTGCCTCCGCCGTCGCACCCTGACCGCTTCCAGAGATCGCAATTTGTGCAGAACTATATCCAGATCCGCCTGCAATAACTTTTACAAAACAAATTTGCCCGAGCGTGTCTGCTTGGTGAGCTGTTAGGAGCGACACGACGGGATTACCCGCACTGAGAACGAGAACTGAGTCGGCAATATCGGGCACAACAAGAGCCGAGAAGCCAGAAATAGAACCGCCTTGCACCAGGAATTGGGGCTCATTGTTCCACCGATTGCCGTTCACGATTGCCCGGTCAGTGTGTAACCAAAGTGCTTGATTGATAGTAGCACTGCCCCATCCGTTTATATCATTATTGTTTATACTGACACCCAACGCCCCATCGTGCACAAATATTCCGCCGCCCTGCGGTCCCGAAAAGCCAATCCAATTCGCCGATATTGATATCGGTCCGGTCAACGCGTTGGAAAGCGTGGGTTCGACAGCAGTGACATCAATGCCCCATTGATTTCCCGTGAAGAAATTTCCGTATATGGTGACACTCTGACAGCCGCCGCTCGCTAGCCCGGTGGTATTGTTATTTATTGAGTTCAACGCAAAGCTACTATTCTGACTAGATCTTGCATCTATGCCAATAGTACAACCAATCACTTGGTTGCCCGTAACACAGGAACTGCCTAGTCTCGTGATGATGCCGCCACCGGCACTGTTTAGGCCAGTTGAGCTCACTATATTATTGCGGATTGCGGCCATATATCCGCCAACCGCCAGTCCCCAATAGCTATTGTTAAAGCAGGAATTGCTTTCAACCATGCATTCAACAGTCGACATTGGAGGACTAGACGCGGCCGTCCACGCGCCGACCGAAATTCCAATGGTATTGAACGCACAGTCATTGCCGCGAACCAGGCAACCCGTTTCCGACGCAACGGCGATTCCGCTGGCGCCGTTGCCACGCAAAACATTATTGGCGATGAATGCTTTTCCCGGGCCTACAATAGCAACACCATTCATGCCATTGTTGTTCGCCGAGCAAGCCAGGACCGCATGACACGCGCCGACGGCGCATGTGATCAATAGCCCGTCACCACCTGATGTGCCGAATGCGTTCAGAAATTGGCAATTTTCGAATGTTGCTGACAAACAGTAAGCTGTCACCTGAACGGCCGGTGAGTTTGCTGCCGCCAGGTTATTCGCATCAAACGTCACGCCATAAACAAATGTTATTGAGCCACCAAATTCAATCCATTGATTTTGTCCGGCGAGCTGCAATCGACGAATTATCGTTACACCGGGTACACCGAGAAGGGTGCATATATTCTGTGCAGATAGCGGCCCGTTTACAACATAGGTGCGCCCGTCCAACCTAATAGTCCGTCCCGATTGCAGGGCCGCTGCAAAAGCATTAGTATCGTCGGTCGAGCCATCCCCCAGTGCGCCAAAGGACTCAATGCTGATAGAATCGCCCATAACGTCAGCTAGCCGTCGCACTCCGACGCCGCCCGTAGGAGCAACAAGCAGATTTGATCCACTGATACCCGATAGGCTACCGAGTCCACCCATAAAGGCCGCAAAATTGGCCGCTGTATTCTGTCCTCCCTGGGCCACCGCGACTAAGTCATTGGCCTGCGGCGGACCCGCTGGCGGAAGGCTACTGATCTCAAACGCTGCCGGCGCGTTGATCGTGCCATTTCCGATCGTCAGGTTGGCACCAACTGCGATCGTCTCTGGCGCTCCAATGCCGTCACTGACGCGACCCAACAAGGAATTGGGCGGCAATGCCAGTGCGGACTGAACCCCCGCCAATAGCTGTGCACGCGTCGCACTGCGGGCGATGTCGCTCTGCGACACCATAATCTCGTCCCCGTCGCTCACGGATGTCGCGGGCGGCAGTTCATTGATCGTCGGCATACCGCAACCTTCATTCAGCTGGTGGTGATTGGCTGGTTTGCCTGATCCGTGATCGGTGCGCCCGACTGGTCGGTAATAGCATTGGACGGCGCCGGCGGTACTGCCAATAATGTGACCGGGAGTGTCACCGTGCGTCCAATTATGCGGCCGCTGTTCGTGCCAATTGTAACGGTTACGGCATAGTTGGTTCCGGCAAACCCCTGACTGAACCACATTATTGCTAAGTCGCCATCAGCACTCGACGACTGAAGGCTCAGATCGCCCGGATTGTTCGGACTAATTGACACGTCAAGCGTCGCAATAACGTCCCCGTCATTGCCTGCTATTGCCTCAGAGATATCCAATACATAGTCCAAGGTATCCGTTGGATCCTTTGGTGGCCAAGTCAAAGGCTGCTGAACAGTTGGCAAGATGCCACGTGGCAAAATACCAAATCCATCCAGCACTATTAGCCGCGCAGTTGACGGCATCCAGGTGTATGCGGCCGGTGTGCCCATTGCCAAATTGCTCCATACACCGACCGCGGTTGGTGTCATATCGATTTAATATTTCCGGCCGCACTCTCGGCCTTGTATTATAATTAGTAAGTCACGACTGCTTACTACCACTCAACCATTACAAGCCCAGGACCTCCCTGTCCGCCCACCCCCTCAAGTATGCCACCACCACCACCACCACCGGGAAGTGTGCACGAATCGCCGTTTGCACCAGAACCACCGGTCAACGCCACCGGGCCAACCGCACCTGCAGCCCCGAACGCGCCACCGCCAACGCCACCCAGCAGTACGCCGTTGGTTGCAATGCCGGCGCCACCCGCTTGCCCCGCAACGAGATACCCCGTCCCAAGACCTGTGCCACCCGCAATCCCGCCCGCACCAACAGAACCGGGAGCACCGTTCGCACCAGCCTGACCGCCACTCGCAGAAGCTAGGTTACCGAAACTCGATGAGCCGCCAGCAGACCCGTTGCCAACGCCGCCATTTCCTACAGTAATGGCGATGGTCTGGCCGGCTGATACATTGTAATAGCCTTCCGAATAACCACCGCCAGCGCCGCCGCCGCCGGCTCCGCCGACGCCTGCCCCCCCAGAACCGCCACCGCCCCAGATGCGGAGCTTAACCGAAGTTACGCCACTTGGGACGTTCCAATTCCCCTGGGTGGTTGGAGTAAAAAATTCAAGGTTGTGAGTTCCAGGGCTAAGCTCTGGCAACTTCCAAGACAAAAACGGTGCGGTCGGCAGTCTAACAATATTTGCCGCTGTAACAAACGACTGCGCATTCTCGACAGTAATAACATAGAGCCCGACCCAACCGGCGTCGACCGATGGCGTCGTCTGAGAGCCGCTGGCGGCCGCGCCGCCCGCCTTCAACTGCAACTGAACCTGTTGCAGTCGCTGAGAATTCTGTTGCGTGCCGGCACCCCCGGGGCCGCTATAGGGTTGCCCTGGGTTACTTGCATTATAGTACGGCAATACGACAGGTGTGGCGTCGATTTCGAGCAAACTTGCTTCGATGAGATAATTTATCGCCTCTCCAACGCCGGTCGGCTGCGTCAGTTGGAAATTGACGCTTTCCAACATGATACCCATGCGGAGCAATGGCCAACCAGGCTCTGCTGGCAAGGAGCCGAATGGCAAACTATCGACAGCGCCAAATTGGGTGACACTGCCCGCGCCGACTGACACGGACATAGACGCCGGCTGCGATGGGACACACGCCAGTCCATCCACAACGACGTTTGTACCAAGGATCATTTGCGCAAGATATCCGATTGCAATCATTACATTGCGTTCGGTGCTCAGCAGATCAGTGTCGAGTGGTATGGCACCTGGATATACTATTTGTCTGTCCACGAGCTTATCGATCCTATATCTTTTTCGACGCAATTCAGGACTAACGGTGTCGATTCTTGATGCTATCGCGCATTCAATTTGAAATGCGAACCCACGCTATGGATGCGGCGGGTAGCAACGGCGGGATTGCCGCAATGATATCGGCATCGCTAATCTGTAGCGGCTCCATACTAAGATCGCCGTATGCGAGCACTCCCCCGGTAGCGTAGCCCGCAATCTGTGCAATACCACTTCCCTCCGCACGGTATGCGGTAATAAACGACTGGAATGGCAGTGCAAGATTTCCCCAACCGCCCGACACACAGTAACCAACGCCACCAAGGGTATATCCGCCGGTGTCGCTGGTCAGTGCGGGTTCAAAAATAGCAGGCGCGCGACCTGTCAGTTGCTGCAATGCCAATATAACTGCAGCGCGCGTTCCCCGCGGCCTCAGAAGTTCTTGCTTAATTCTGCGGACAAAAGTTTTGTCTTGTTCGTTATTGAACCGAGGGAGGTCTGTACCAAAAAAGTCGGAGCTTATTAAGTCTAAAAATATTCCGGATGCTGTTGAGATACGTGCCTGTTCAACAACGAAATTGATTAGGCCGTAGCTGAGCGACCAAGCAGTGCCAACGCTTTGCAGCAAACCGTCTAGAACTGGCGTCTGATCGTTGAACCAGCCCTGCGGTACAAGTGCACGCACTCGGCGCGCCATGTCAGTCGTGTCACCTAGCATGCTAACTTACCACAACCGATATTGGGATAATTACAAAATTACTTGGGGCAACCAGATCGGCATCTTTATCATTAATAGTAACGGTAGTGACACTGACAACATTTGTGTCAACAGCGTGCGCAATTGCCTCAATCTTCGATATTGCGAGTATCCCGCCTATTGGAAGATTTGTTATCCAGGCAGTAATGCTTTGCTGAGCCAGCAGAGCGACCGCACTATGACTGCTTGAATTAGAGGTCTCGATGACAACGTTTACCGACACTTGTATGATTTCCGGTCCGCTCACGCTGAAGATTGACCCGATCGGCCTGACCGCATTCACTGCAGTCTGCGCTTCGGATAACAGTCCGCTGGGCGGCGAACCGCTACCGTCGTCGACGATAACGCAAAAGGTTCCAATCTGACTGGCTCCGGATAGAACTTGGTTTTCCAGAACCGCATAGCGCAGACCTTGCTGAAGGTTAGCGATTGCGGAGAGAACTGCGCTATTCGTGGCGAGCGAACGACTATTGATATATAATTGAAACCTCGCCCGAAAAGCTGCATCACTCTCGGCGTCCATTCCTCCCGTTGTTGCTTGTGCGTTAATAACCGTGTCGATGCCTGGAATGGATGACGACAATAGCCCAATCGCGCCGCCTTGGACGTTTCCTAAAGAGCCTGGCACTGTTGCAACGACTGGAATGTCAGCGCTAAACACCCCGATTGGTATCGTGTATCCGGTGCTACCGTTCCACCAAGCATTACTAGGTTGCGCAGTTACCGAGAATATTTGTGTTCCCTGCGTAACTCGAACGGTGCTCCCTACGGGAATGAAAGCTGCTAGTCCTGATGTGAAACGACTGAAGCTAACAACGCCAATAGCGCTGGTGGCTGGTAGCCGTGTTAGCGAGAAGTCTCTCATCCAACTGTCAAGATCGGGCCCTAAACTTGTTGCTGCCCGAGTCATCGACAATACTTGGAGTATTAGCCATTGTAGCCACATGGCTACTGATGCGCATGCTTCCAAAAGAGCCCGGAGAACACTACCGACCGTCAAATCTACCAATTGCGACGCCGTTCCTTGTAATGTGGCGGCCATCTGTTGCACGATCGCTGAGAATGTCTGTACCGGGAGTTGCATTTCAACCACTCAACGAAAAGGCTAGGCTTTCAGTGCTGGCGATCACGGCGTCCACGTAGCCAATAGAGATGAATAGGCCTTTGCTAACATCTACGACCGCCGCAACGGTCGGTGCCGGCTGGCGAGCGACGGAAGACTCGACAAGAATTTGACTTCTAATCGCTCCCGTGATCTGCCGCTCATCAGCTAAGCCACCGACAAACATGCCAAGGCTCGCGCCATATTGAGGGTGCCAGACATAGGCGTTTGTGTTCGTAAGTAAACGACGCAAAACGCGCTGCTGTCCAAGAGCGCTACCGGATGCAAGGGCAATATCACCGGTTGCACCGATGCTCAGGTCGCCGCCCCAAATCAACATGGCGTCGTTCATTGCTTCTAGCCTTAGTCTGTTGGCGTTGGTGGAGTATCACCCGGCGGGTGAATATGCTCGTTATAGTGACCGCGCAGTCCCGCCAGTGATCCATGGTAGTCGGACAAATTTCCGGTAACTTGAAAGCTGCCATAATGGGTCCAGGTGCCCGCGCTACTTTCGATGGAACCGTCATTGCGAAGTTTGATATAGCTGCCCGACTGGTGCACCAGCCAGCACTCACCGGCCGGCGCGGGTGGTGGCGTGATCTCGTTCGACCAAAGCCGCCCTACAACCACCCCTTGTTCAGTATCTCCTTCCTGCCATAAAATGATAACCTGGTCCCCAAGCTGCGGCGGGCAAGCGAGCCCCCAACCGTTGCCTACCCAGCACGCTGCCACCGGCAGCCATCCGGACAAGACCGCCTCCGGCTGAATGGTGACACGAACCGTGAATGTTGTTGGATTCACTGACGTGACGACCGCAATTCTTGGATGTGCCCATGCTTGATCCAGTTGCGTTGCGTGGCCCTTCAGCTGGTTTAGGAGATTGTCCAC